ATTTTTAAAGGATAGGGTTATACTTAGAGATAATATATCCACCATGTACAATACAAATAAGGGTATTAATGCAACTGGGGAAATTAATGCCCATGCCAGAAGGTCTCAGGTTAAGTGGATGCTAGAAGAGGCATACCATCAACCAAAACCAGACGATATGGAAATGCAGTCAGTAGATGAAAATGGTGAAAAAATAGCTGAGGAGAAAAGAATTAATGTTTATACCATTAGAAGTTTAGGTTATATAAAGGAGTGTTTGGCTTGGAATGGGGTAATCAATGCGGACCGTGTAAGTGCTATGAATATGGTCATGTTGTATGATGAAGCATTGGGTAACTTTGATAATAAAACTGACATAAAACAAAAGGTAAAAACTAAGGCTGATGACCCGTTTTTTAGTAGACTCTGTTAGTATGGCTATAAGGAATTTAATTTTTCATTGTAATAATTTTGATTTTGGATTAAATTTGTAGATTAATAAACTGATAAATATGGAACTATTTGTTAACGAAGGATATGATTTTCCTGCACAGAAAATACCTGAGTCTAAAAAAACTGATAAATGGTTTGAGAAATGTGCTGATGCAGGTATAAGGATAGCTAGAATGATTAAGACCACTGACCAGCACTACTCTGAAATGGAGTCTAACTATAAGTTGGTTAATAACATTTTGGATAAAGATGAGGTGGAAAAAGCTTTAAATCCCTTTAAAATTAAAAGTAAAAAACTTCCAGTAGATTATAAAAATTACCCCCTAATAAATCCAGCACTTAACCTTTTATCTGGAGAGGAAAGAAAAAGACCCTATAATTTTATGGTCAGTGTTATAAACCAGGACGCTCTTACTGAGAAGCTGGATATGATAAGTGAAGAGTTTCAGAAGTTTATTGCTGAGATGATACTGGACCCAAATCTTGAGGAGGAAGAGGTTAAACAAAAGGTTGATAAATTTGGGTCATACCTTAAGTATGATTTTAAAACTGCACAGGAACAGCTTGGTAATCAGGTTTTGGAGTATCTTCAAGCAACTCTGGACCTGAAAGAGGAGTTTAACAGGGGATTCTTAGACCTGCTTATTAGTGGGGACGAAATATACGTTATAGAAATTATAGGTGGGGAACCAGTGCTAAAAAAGGGTTCACCTCTTAACTTCACCTTTATAAGAAATAATAATAGCTGGAAAATTGAAGACTCCGATATAATTGTTGAGGAGGTGTTCATGTCCAGAGGAGCCATCATTGATAAATATAATGAGTATCTAACTGATGACCAGATTAAACAGATTGAATCTGGGTTTAAAAAGGGTAAGAAACTTAACAACCAACCAAAACTCGCTCCAACTCCAGAAATTAGTAGCAATGAGATTGTTATAGTTAATGATGATAATGAGCTCGTTGTTGATAGTCAAATTTCAGATATGTATGGTAACATAAAGGTTACCAGAGTGTTATGGACTGGGTTTAGAAAGGTTGGGGTACTTAGCTCCTACAATGAGGATATGGAGTTGGAGAAAACCATAGTTCCTGAAACATACCAGCCAAATGAGGAACTGGGAGAAAATGTGAAATGGATTTGGATTAGGGAATGGTATGAGGCTACTAAAATTGGTGATTTCTTCATTAAGAAGGAACCCTGTCAAATCCAAATTAGGAACATGGATAATCCATCTGTTTGTAATCCTGGTATAGTTGGAACAACCCTTTACTCAATAGTTAATGGTGTTAGTAACAGTCTTGTAAGTGAGGCCAAAAGTCTTCAGTTTATGTATAACCTGTACATGGCCAAACTGGACTTAGCCATTAAAAAGTATAAGGGTAGAATAGGTAAACTACCCCTACACCTTATTCCTGATAATTGGGATATAGATAAGTGGCTTTACTACGCTGAGTATCTTGGATGGGCTGTAGAAGATGCCTTTAGTGAGTCATCTAAACCTACATTTCAGGGTAAACCAGCAGGGTTATTCCAGCAAGGAGCCCCTGTTATTGATATGTCCAATGGCAATGAAATTCAGATGTATATAAATCTTTTGGAGTTCATTGAGAGAAGATTTGCTGATATAACTGGTATAACACCACAACGTAAAGGTGCAATTTCAGCTTCTGAAACAGTTGGTGGGGTTGAAAGGTCTGTTATTCAGTCCAGTAACATTACGGAGAAGTGGTTTGCAATTCATGAGAATACAAGGAAAAGGGCCTTAAGAGTTTTACTGGAAGCGGGTAAGATTGCATGGAGGGATAAGTCCTTTGTTAAGGAGTATGTATTAGACCACGGTACAAGAAACATACTGAAATTTGATTACAGTCAGTTTAAGACAGCCTCGTATGGTGTGGATATTGTTGATAGTTCAAGGGAAATGCAGGCTTTACAGGCTCTACAGAATTTATCACAGGCCTTCCTACAAAATGGTGGTACCCTATCAATGGTTGCCTCACTGCATAGAATTAATAATCTTGGGGAACTTCAAAGAAAGATTGAGGAGTATGAGCAGCAAATTCAGCAAATGCGTGAGGAGGAGGCTAGAAGACAACAAGAAGCTCTTCAAATGGAGTTGCAAGCTAAAGAGAGGGAACTTCAAATTCAGATGGAAGAAAATGAAAAGGATAGGCAAAAAGATGTTCTTATCGCTCAAATTAAGGCTAATGCGGATATTACAAAAGCTGAGATAAACAGCTATATAGGGGCTGAGAATAGAGACCAGAATAACAATGGTATTCCAGACCCAATAGAGCTAGCTAAAGTTGGTAATGATAGGATTAAAACTGAAATTGAGAAATACTACAAGGAAAAAGAGTTAAAGAGCAGGGAAAGAATTGAGAATAAAAAGATAGCTTTAAAGGAGAAGGAGCTTAAGCTTAGAGAGAAGGAGAATAAAATGAAAAAAGAGCTTGAAGAGAAGAAAATGAAAACTGCTTTAAAGAACAAGGTTCCTGGAGAGAAATAGTTTGGCTATAAGCTGGATAAATTTTTTCATAATAAGTTTTGTTATAAACCTTAATAAAATATATTTTTGTTTAACTAGTAAAAATTAGAGTTATGAGCAAGGAGAAAAAAGAAGAAAAACTGAATGAACTTGAGGATGAACTTGTCACCATTGACTGGGATGATGATGAAGTAGTTCCAGAGTTTATTAACAAAGTGGACCCTGAGGTTGCTAACCCAGAAGATGGAGAGGACGTGACCCCAGAAGATAATGATGATTTGGAAGTTGTTGAAAGTGAGGAAGACCTTATTGACAAATCCAGTAAGAAAAGTACTAAGTCTAAAAGTGAAGATACTAAGAAAGGAGTAGATAATAGCAACGGTGAGGAGGTAGAGGATAATGACGATGATATTGATAGTAAAAAGACTACTACACCCCCTTCAAAGAATAGTAAAAAGTCCTCTCCTGCTCTAATTTTTGCTAAGTTCCTTTCTGAGAAGGGGGTGGTTAGTCTTGAAGATGAAGACATGACCAAGCTTAATGAAGTCTTGGAACAAGATGGAGAAGAGGCTGCTTTTGAGTACATTTTTAATAAGGAGGTAGAAAACAGGGTAACTGAAATTAAGAGTGTTTACGAGGATGATGTTCAGGAATACATATCCTTAAGGGATTATGGAATACCCGCTGATACCGCTGCTAAACTTGTACAGAACAAAAATGTGTTTGACCAGATTAAAGAGGATGACATTGACAGTGAGGAAAACGCAGGTCTTCGTAAGGAAATTATTAAGAGGTATTTAAAGGACACTACCAAAATGACTGATGAGGATATAGAAGACCAAATTGAAACTCTTTCTGATACTGGAAAGGATATTCAGTGGGCCAAGAAATCTTTAAACTACCTTAAAAAGCAAAGTGCAGAGCTTATTGAGCAAGAAAAGAAGCGTATTAAGGAACAGGAAGAACAACAAAAAAAGCAAATTGAAGAGACTAAAAAGACAATAAAGAAGGCTGTTATGGACACTAATGAGATATTAGGTAACAAGGTAACGGCTAACATGAAGAGTAAAATTATTAAACTTCTACTGGAACCTGCTGGAGAAGACCCAAATGGTAATCCAGTTGATGGAGTTGTAGCATGGCTACTTAAAGACCCGTTGAAAAATAGGATTAACTTGGCCTATGCCATAGCGAGTGGACTCCTTGATGGAAAGTTGGGGTCTATAAAGAAGAAAGTTAAGAGCGAAGTAATAAGTGAGCTAGAAAACAGCGTCCTTGAAAAAAGTAATATGGTTGGAGGGTCTACCACAACTATTAACAGGGATGCCAGCAATGCCATGAAGGCTCTTAAAGAGATGTTTCCAGATAATAACACCTTTTAAAATGATATACTATGAGTATGAAAATTTCTAAATTACAAGTAATGGACCCTCAATATTGGGGGAAACTTACTAGGGAAGAACACTTAGGCTTTATGGGTGCCCAAGAGCCACAGTGGATTTCCAAAGTAATAGATAGGGTATATGAGGTAACCTACGGTGCAGACAATATTGTTTCATTCATTGATAGGTTACCAGTTCGCTATCTTGATGATGACACTCCCTATCGTTGGGCTTTGCAAGGAGCAGAGGAAAGAAATTATCCTCTTGTAAAAGCCACTATGACACCTTCTACCAGTGCAGCTCAAATTACTGATGCTGACCAAGCTGGTTTAGGATTTGGTAGATTCTACCTGTGGTTTGGTGAGGATGCTTTCAGCGTAACCTCTGTGATTGTAGGACATCACCCTGACAAGTACTCACTGCGTGTAATGGCCGCAATGGAAATTGCTGGTTACTACGTGTATGAGGTACAACTTGTTACTGGGGATTCTAACCTGTTTGTTGATGCTGCTGAACTTGCTCCTAACACCTTATGGTCTGAAGACTATGGTCTTGTTGAACAAACCATGTCTATCAGGGGTAACACTGTTAAGCATGCATCTCCTTTCATATTGGAGAACGAGTTCTCTGTAATACGTAAGAACTATGAGGTTCCTGGTAATATGATTCGTAAGGGTAAGAATGCCCCTATGCTGTTCAAGTATAGCTCTGATGGTAAGACTGTTCATCAGGCTTGGATTTCCAAACTTGAGTGGGACTTTATTACCCAGTTTCGTAG